ATATAAAAGGATTTAAATTAAAATCAATAGGAGTATTAAAAAGCTGTTTTACAAAACTAATGTCGCTTTCAACTAAAGAAGGACTAACGTTTGTTGGAAATATACTTGAAAAGCTAGGAGGCTCAAATAAATACAAAGGATCATAGCAAATATAATCAGTGGTTAGTAAAGAATCAGAACAATCTGAATCAGTTCTTTTATTTAAAACATCTTGTAAACTTACAGAAAGTAAATTTTCTGAAGATTTACAATTACCTTGTCCATTTAAATAAAAACAATCACCTTCAATTTGACAATAGTTTAAATCATAATTAAAAAAATATCCAGAACCATCAGAATAACTTATAGTAGTATTTCTTTGCATTACACCTAGTGATGTAACTAAACCTTTTAATAAACTAGAAATAAGTGATTCAGATAAATAATTATGTGTTGCAGATGCATACTCATGAAGATGCGGGTGATCTGTTAGCTCGTAACTATAAGTGTCTGTTGGATACGCGTTAAAATTTGGAAAAGCCCAATAAGGAATAGTAATTCCAAATAAATTTAGTTTGTCTAATAATTGTGCGCTTATAGGATTTTCAGCGCTGTAAGGAATTTCTATTGATTCTTTTCCTAAAGCATCTAAACCTTTTAAAGAATTTACAATATAAACGTTTAAATATTTTGTAGTATCCCAAGCTATTGCATTCTTAAAATACTCTAAAGTCATAGCTTTAGTAGCTTTACCGTTAGCATCTTCTGTAAAATAATGTAACCCATCTCTTACATATGAAACTAGATTGTCTCCTCTTCTTTGATCAGGTATAGAATTTCCTTGAATTATATTTACTCCTGGAGTAGCTAAAACCGCACCTTGAGGATCGTTTTCTGCTAACTCTAAAAGTATATTAAGATTAGTGTTAAAAAAATTTGACATAGCCCTATGAGCCATACTAGGTGTGTTTGGGTTAGGCCCAACAAGTCCTGGAGACTCTATATAATGATATATAATTTTTATCCGTTTAAATTCATTTGCCCCAATTGGCTCAGCAGCCATAACTGCTTCATAAAATAATTTTAAATACTGCGCAGAACTTTCATACGATTGTCTAAGCAATACTTGAGATGTATCAAAAGGTATGTTTTTAACAGTATTAGGCATTCTTTAAAGTATGTAATAAAGCATTATACAAAGCTGCGTCTGCAATATCTTCATCATCACAATCTTCGCACCGTAAATCTATTTGAGTTAAAAAACTATTTATTCTGTGCTCTATATTGCACACTGAGTTATGTTTAAAAGTATTATGTATTCCTGTTTCTGTATAACCTACATTATCTCCCGTTCCTGGGCTTAATATTGTTGCATGTATGTAATACACATGATCAGGTATAGAAGTCCATTCTGTTAAGTTATTTAAAACAAAGTCTTTTTCTACAGTAGTTAAACCTAAAGAAATCCAACTAGTCTCTATAGCACTATAAAAATCTAAATACAATTGAGAAAATGGAATAGATATTTTTAAGTTTTTAATGTCAAAGCTTTCTTGAAAATTACTATAATCAGCTTGATCACTGTTATATAACAATAAAGGATTTATTGTTTTTGTCTCTCCTTCACTATTTATAATTAAAGGAATAAAAGGTTGTACAGCTATTTGAAGTACTTTCCCTTGAGAGGACATAGATTGTAATCCCCAGCCCCCAGGGTTAGAAACAGAATTATATAATCCTGAGTTCTCAATCATAACTAAATTAGCGCAATCTGCAGATGTGGTTACATCTAGTTTTAATTCAAAAGCCATAGGTAAAAATTAAAAAAGGACAGACAGATGTCTGCCTGCCCTTTAATTATTTAATAAATTATTTATTAATCGCTAGCTAATGCAGTACCTGCACCTGTTGCGCTATTAAATAAATCTTCAAAATCTGCCGCATTACCTGCAGAAGCAGCTTCAAAAGCTACAACGATAGTACCTTTAACTTTACCACCATTATTAATTGCGTGCGGTTGATTGGAGCCAGAAAGAGCATATTCGATAACCATTACATCGTAATCTGTACCGTCTTTTGCTTGTAAATCAGCAAAAGATTGTGCGCTAGGGAATCCAGTGCCTGTAAAAGAAGCTCCGCCTGGAGTGTCTTGAGATAATCCAAACCATTCCATATCTGCAATAGCTTCGCCGTTAGTGTTACCTTTAGCTGGAGCTGTACTTGTGTCGGAAGTAGTAGATCCCCATCCATCTAATTGGAATTCAAAAGAAACTACGTGGTAAGGATATAAACCTACCTTGTGATATGCAGCTAAAGCTGTTAATTTAATACCACAATCAGCAGCTTCAACAACTGCAGCTGTAAGAGTTTTAGAATCTGCAGCTGTAGCTCCTGCTTCTTGAGAAGGCATGTCTAAAGTAATGTTATTACCGTTAACTGCTGCAACTTTGTATACAGGAACGCCTGCACCACTAGTTTGACGTAAGTACATACCTACAGCTACACCGTGAGATGCAGAAGCAACAACTTGATCAGAACCTCTTGTCCAAGCAAGAGTTGAAGATCCAGAAGTATCTGCTTCAGTAGTAGCTGCTGAAAAACGTTGAACTGAAATTTTAGCTCTGTTAGGCCCTATTGTAGAACCATCAGCAAATTTCATTTTACCCATTTTTTGAGCAATACCATTTGCAATTTCAATTTGAGTTGCTGAAGCATCAGATACATACTCAAAAAAGTATTGATCTTTTTGTTTAGAGTAAAGCTCTGTGTCATTAGTAAATTGTAATCGTAAAGTGTAACGATTAGAGTTTATTGCTTCAATAGAGTTTCCATTGTTAACATCAGTGTAACCAATGTTAGAAATTTGAAAAGCTTCTGATGTTGAGTCTGCTATTGCCTTAACTCGTACTATATCATCAAAGTCAAGAAGAGGTGTAGAACGAATACTACCATCTTGATGAGGCTGTACAATTCTAAATTTGTCTCCTGATGCTAATGCGGTAGCAGCTAGTAAAGTACCAAACTCATCAGCTACACCAAACTCACCTGCACCTGCTGTCGCTGATGATGCTAAATCTGCTAAAGTTTCACTAGAGCCACTATCGTAGTCTCCAATGAATACGTGAAAATTATGTCCGTAAATTGCCATTTGTTGTCTATTTTAAAAATTAATTAATTGTTGTTATTATACGTATAAAAATGTCATAATAACTTTAATAGTTGTTGCTGCTGTTGCCAGATCAGCTCCTTGAGCTCTAAAGTTAACATGAATATCTCTCGCAGCTGCGCTATATAAAGCTCCTGCTACAGTAAGTGCTTCAGAGGTTGCTGGTCCACCTAATGGGCCTATACCTGCAGTTGCAAAATGATTTGCAGCATGTCCATGAGAATTTTCAATAACATATAAAGGAACATTCGCTGTCCAAGTTACTGCTGCTCCACCATCGTCACATAAAGCTGTTAAATCCAATAACTGATTGCCAGAAGCAGCTGTACCGATTTCAATATCAAAATCGTTTCCAGAACTTCCTCCAGTTACAATGTTTCCAGCTGGAATACATATAACATCTTTAATAATTGTACCAGCTGGTTGTGATATAGCTGGTACCGCATAATCTGTATCGTCTGTTACCGCAATTGTAGCTGATGTTGCTGTTGCTGAGGATATTTTAAATGCTCCATCAGCACCAATAGAAACACCACCAGTTAAGATGTGTGCATCTGTTGTTGCATCACCAACTGTTAAATTGCTGACAATAGACTGAGCATTTGTATCAGACGAACTGATATAATCTCCCGCAAGATCATTAAAATCCTGTGCTCGAACGGGAGTATTACCAACTAGTCCTCCTTTATTTTTAGAAGGAGCAACGTTAGCGTTTGTTATTTTTGCTGTTCTTGCCATTTTATTTATTCTATTTCGTTAAGTTCTATTTTACTTGATTGGTATCGTGGTTGCTCTACATTCTCTAAAGCATCTACAACAGCCATTCTTACGATTTCCTTATGCGTATGTTCTGCTAGAGAACAATCTACATCAGGCTCTATAAGCAGAGGATTTTTAATATATCTTAAATGATATTCGCTAACAATTTGATTGTCTCCGCATATCAATTCAAAATTATTGTCAAATCCTTTTCCTCCAAAATCTAATCTATAAACTGTATGTTTATTAGGTTTATTAAAAGGGTCGTCTATAATTTTATTATACCTATCGTGAGTTATTGGTTTTACACCAACTCTAGTAGATCCTGATTGTTCTACTGTTTGAACATTAGCTTCTTCATTTATTGCATGTCTGTAATCTTCAGGCAACGCAACAAATTGGCCGTTAGGTTTATTGTGTGCTTGATCTACAGCAGAAGGAACAATTACAGCATTACTTATTAATGTTCTTAAATCGTCTCTACGCTTTTGATCTTCTTCAAAATTTGTACGTCTAGTGTTATTTCCAAATGCACGTTTAGATATAAACTTCTCTTGAGATATATTCAAAAAAGAATCTATCTCTTCTTCAAGGAAAGAAGGGGCATCAAAAGAGTCCCCTTTATCCATTAGAAGTTTAAATTCAGCATGCATTTCTATTCTAGTCATACTATTTTGCTATAGACATTTTTCCTTTTAAATCTAAATATACTTCCTGATTATCAGGATTTTGTAAATACTCAATAGCTTGCTCAAGTGTGTATCCTACAACATCTCCACCAGGAAGTTGATACTTAGTACCATTCTTCACAAGAACTCTTGATGATATACAATCATCAATAAATGCTCTCATTTTAAATGTAGGATCTTCTACAGTATTAATAAACGTTTGAGGATCTTCTGTTACAATCTTATCAAGTTGAGACTCAATAAAATCTACAGAAGCTGTATCTCCAGCACGTTTACCCATTACTTTAAGAACATCTGCCATTTCTGTTGTTGACATATTACTAAACACTTTGTAAGCTCTTCGCTTAAGTTTAGATTTTTTATTTTCCATTTTAGCTTCTTGCTCAACTGAAGTCATCACGTATTCTGCAAAAGGAGTGTCAAAACGCTCCATTTCAGAATTAGCAACTCTTTGGTGAGCTTTTAAAACTAAATATTTTACTTCGTCTTCTGGGCTATTAGTATCTAATGAGATACCTTCTGAAGGAACATCTATTTTAAACATAGTCCAATAATCTCTATTGTACTTTGATAATGTTCCAGGAGACATATGCATCTTTCTTTCAAGACGTTTTTCGTCTGCTTCTGTTAACCCAGTATTAAGAATTCCAGTTCCCTTTGTTGCTTGAACGGTTAATCTTTCAAAACATTTAGAATAACGGAGGCTCCCGTCGTGATCGTCGGGAAGCCATCCGTGCTTCTTTATAGGTTTTAAAGTAACCTTAGTAGTATCAATAACACTTTCTCTCTCCACTTGAACAGCTTCTACTACTGCCGAAACAGTTTCTTTTTTAGCTATCTTTTTTGCCATCTTCTTATGTGCTTATATTAATTTAATTATTACTAATTTATCAAACAGTTGATGAGTAAATCAATTCTGCACAAGACATTGGGTTTTGAATTAAAACACCTTGTTGCGCTTGAGCAAATAATTGATAACCATCTACAGGAGATGAAGAACCTGATGAGAACGATGTGTTTGGTCCTAACGGTGAAGTTGAACCAGCAACGTGCCACATTAATTCTTTACGTCCTTTAGGGTATACTCGACGGATGTTGTTTTCTCCACCTGAAGTACCCATGTTTAGAATAGTGTAACGGTAAGACTCAGTGTATCCACCTTTTGGGTGCGGCACACGGTTACGAATCTCATCATCATATAATGGTAAGTGAACTAGAGTAAACTTGATACCTTGTGGTCCCATGTATTCTCTGTACTGACCTTGGAATCCTAGATTTTGTCCATCACCAGAAATTCTTTTAGAATCTAATGGTTGGAATCTAGCAGCGTGGTTTTCAAGAGCTCTATGGAATTGTACCATACCTCTTTCACCTGTAAACGCTACAAAGTTACGTTGATCTTCTGGAAGTAAGTTAATTGAAAGGTTCAATAACACATCTTCTAAATAGTCAATTGTAAAGTCTGTATAGTGGAATTTGTAAGATGGAGAGATTTGCTCACGTAAACCTGCACCTTCAACGATAGCAGATCCAGAGTCACCCATCATAGCATAAGCTCCATTAACTTGTTTGTTAGATTTAGAGAACCAAAGCATACGCTCTTTTTCTTTCATCCACTGACACATAAATTCGTATTCAGCATACTGAGTCCAAATCTTAGTAGATTTGTTAGACTTAGGGTCTAGCATCTCAATAACTAAAGGACGTTGGTGCATGTTTCCAGGCACAGTGTAAGTCTTAGATAAGAAAGACATTGCATTACGCATTTTAAACGGAGAACTATAATGAGTTTCACCGTAAGTTCTGTTTAAAGTTCTTTCTTGTGGAGAGTACTCCTTACTTGCTCTAGATCCTGCTGCAATTAAGCTTGGAGGAATAAAGTCTGCAGGATTAGAAGTCATCAAAGTACAAGGGTAAACAAAGGAAGCTCCTTCCATAAAAGGCTCTTGCATCACACGAACAGCAGTTTCACCGTCATCTAAAACTAGTTTATCAGACATAGCGAAATATTTTTCTGCCATTTTAATATTTACGATAGCACCGAATTGCCCAGGCTTAGCTGCTAAACCTGCATCTGAACTACCTTGTATAACCACGGCTTTCTCATCGTCACCTTTTAGGTACCATTCAAAGTCGTTATCTGTGTCAAGCTCTTGCTCTCCACCTCCAACAGATAGGAAGTAATCCATACCTGCATATTGATTCATACCAAATACTCTACTAATGATATTTGATACCAGTGTAGGTTCGGCTGCGAATACGCTTCCTAGGTGGTTCTCAGTTGTTAAGCCAGACCAGCTTTTAGGAGCGTACAATTGTAATGAACTAATTGTGTTTGCCATTTTTAATTAATTTAATTATTACTTGTTGTTTATATAAATAGCTCCTATCGTAGAGATTTTCTCATAGTGTCAAAATTAACAGCTTTAGAGGTACCTCTACTTGGTCTGGAACCAGTTTTTTTCGTACTCTTTATTGCGTTAGCCAACTTACGAGTTGATTTAGTAGTTGACTGACGTTCAAATGCTGAAAAATCCCACTTTAGGACTGTAGCTAAATATGCTATTTTTAAATCAAACTCAGGATCTTTTTCTCTCATTCTCATGATTTCATTTTTTCCGTTTTTGTCTAACTTAGTTATACCTTTATATAGATTAGTTTTGTCTTTTGGAGACAATGCAAATCCAGGTAAAATTTCTTCTTTCTTTCCAATATGATCATTTAAGTCTTCAAGCCATTGTTCATGTGCTTGGATTCTTTGTTTTTGATCTTCTTTTTGTTTTTGAATCAAGTGAGTTTTTTCAGCTTTTTGTATCTCTTTTAAAGATGCTAAAGCTTCCTCAGCTTCTTCTTTCAAAACCCCAGAATCTTCGTATCTATTTAGCTTTCTAGTAATTCTCTCTTCAGACCAACCACTTTTAACTAATAGATCTCTTACTAACATTTTCTGCATAGAAACATTACTTTCTAAACTTTCTTCTGCTATAGATTCGTAAGACTGCTCGCTTGCGCTAGCATTAATTAAATCATATATGTTTACACCTGCTTCATAATTATCTAAAAGATATTTAATCTCTTCAGGCATATTATCTTTATATTCAGTTACTTTTTCGTCAATAGTATTTTGAACTTTATCTAGTAACCATTCTTCGTTATCCTCAAACTCTTCATCGTTAAAGTCTATTAACCCTTTATCTCTTTGCATTTCTGCAAAAATTCTAAGTGGGTTATCTCCTTCTTCTTCTGTAGACTCTTCAGTTTCGCTAGCTTCAATTGTTTCAGAAACTTCTTCCTCTTTATCTGCTGAAGTATTTTCTGTTTCAATTGCATTTTTATCTTCTAGCTCTTCTACGTTTGTTTCTGGAATTTCATCAACTTCTAGTATTTTTAATTCAGGATTAAAAATACTAGGCTCTTCTGCCACTTCTAGTTCTGCTCCCTCAGCTTTTGGCTGATCTTCTTTCTTCTCTGGACTAGTAGTTAGATTATCTAACACACTTAAGTCCAATCCATCTAAAATGTTGTCTTCTATTGCCATAGAGTTTTATTTATTAAGTGACAAAAATAATTATTTTAAGTTAGTATACAACACTTTGTCACTACAGTGTTGGTTAAATTATTTTGTTTTTATAGCTAAAACATAATTTATAAGATTATACTTTTTTGTTTTGTTTCGCTATTTTTGCTTTTTCTATCCTTTCTTTGGATGCTAACTGCTCTCTTTCTAGTTGCATTTTCTCTTGTTGTAGCTGAGCGTCTTGAGCTACCTTAGCTCTTTCGATGTCTAATTTAGCTAGATCTACACTATCTCTAACACCGTTATCATTCATATCTTGATCAACAGATTTTCCTAAAAGATTCATTTGTGCAATACGCACTTTAGTTTGGTTATCCTCAGTATTTCTTTGATCTTCTCTATTTTCTTTTTCTTGATCCAGCTGTAGTTTAGCTTGCTCAAGTTGCATTTTTTGAGCTTCTACTTCTTGTTGTTGCTGCATTTGCATTTCTTGCATTTGCATTTGTTGCTGCTGTTGTTGCTCAACTCTTTGCTGGGCTTCTTTTTCAGAACGTTTAAGATTTGTTCGTAAATCTGATATAGAGCTTGCGTTATATATTTGTACCACATCTGATAATGTCATTTGTTCGTTCTGAAGCGCGGCATGCGTTAATTGTTTAAGTGCTTCGATTGCCATATTATCTTTAGCAGAATTAGATATAAATAATCCATACTCTGATTGTGAGAATTGATCTCCATTTAATTTAAAGAATACGTTTGCTAAATCATCTGTCATGTACTGAATTCTTTTAGAATTTCCTTTGTACACATCTCTAGACACATTTAATAAAGTTTCTAAAACTCTAGTTTTAGTTTGATTATGAACTTCAAACCATTTTTCTGTAATATGCGAAGATTGCACTACAGCTCGCTGTGCATTACCTACTTGTTCAGAATTAGATATTGCTCCCATTCTTTGAGGAGTTACACCAGATAATGTATATATTTTTTGTTCTACAAAATCTAATAACTGTACGTGTTGTTGTATATAATTACCAGTTTCCATATCTAACACTTTATTTTGTGTAGATATATTACCAGCAAGTTTACCAGTAGATTGTCCTTTCTTACCTTCGTTAAAAGAATCTACAAAACCAAACTTCATTGATTGTGCATAGTACATCCACTTTTCTACTTCCCATCCATCGGGAATTAGTGATAAGTCTATTAAAGATATTTTACCTTGGTTAGATGCTATAGAAAGTTCTAATCTATACCACATAGTAATGTACATGTACACCCAAGGAACTAGTCTATCCATAAGAGATACAGACTGAGCGTTGTTTGCGTTGTATATTGTTCCAACATACCCAGAACTACATAAAGATAAATTATCCATATGTCTAAATTGTTGAGGTCTAACTCTAATGTTTATAAAAGTGTCTTCACCAATTTTAGTTCCTTCCCAGTATTCGTTAACCCACATGTACTCTATAGATTCTCCAATACTGTCATTTATTTTATAAGTTTCTCCTACGATAGTTTCTTGTGGAATACCTTGCTCATCAATGTAAGTTAATCTTCCTATCTTACGCATAGATTTCCAAACTACTTTAGTAACTCTAATGTTACCGTCTTGATCGTAGTAATTAAATATATTTGAGTCTCCTTCAGTTCCTTCTCTATTTTGTATAAAAAGTTTTTCTTGATTAGGAAAATTTAAAAGACTTTTACTATCTACAGAACCTTTATGCCCTTGTTCTTTTTCTAGTTTATCTATTTGTGCTGCAGTAAGATCTTCGTAGTAATTATCAATAACTGTATTTATAGACATAAATGTGTCTTCTACGATAACATCAGCATTATCTACATAGTCTTCATTATGCGGTAATAGAACATAAAACTCTAAAGGATTTACTCTTCTTACAGTAGGTTCATTAGAAACTTCTTCTACACAGTAGATTTCTTCTCCCACTAGCAATGCATCTTCCCAACCTTTAGCAAACTTTACTTTTAATTTTTGTTCTCTTTCAAGATAGTTTAAAAGTTTGTTTGCAGTAGATTCATTCATATCTTGAAAATCGTAATCAAAATACTTTTGAACTCTTTTTAATTCTTCAGGAATGTTTGCTTGAGCTTGCTGCATAAACTGTTGAGCTTCTTCTTGTGACGAAGGTTGCCCCATAGATTGCATCATTTGCTCTGTAGACTGCTGTATAAGCTGTTGAAATATACCTACAACTTGTTTCTTTTTTTCTTCTTCTTTAGAAGATATAGATTCTTCGTTTATAGATCTAACTACATAAGAAAAAGCTCTTTTGGCTTCTTCTCCAAAAAGTAAATTAAATATAGGAGATACTACGTCATAGTACTGCAGCGTAGCAGGAAGCTCTAAAGAACCTCCTAACCCTAAAGGGTCTGTAACGTATTCTAGATCTTTCTTGTCGAATTTACCATTATAAAGATCGTAGTTCCGCTTCTTTTTAAAGCGAGAACTACGTCTTGTATTATCATAAATACCTACTAAGCCTAATCCAGCTTCTATACATTCTTCTCCCCACTTCTGAGTCTTTTTTCTACGACTCAGTTTTTGTCTAGGAAAATCTAATTTAGGCATAAATTATGTTTAGGCTACTTCTAGAATAAGATATTCTACTAAAGGAGTATTGGCAGATGATTTTACATGTACAGTTGTATTGTCTGCAGACGGGAAGAAGCAGAATTCACCTGCGTCTAGCGTTGCAAAAATAGCGTTACCGTCATCTTCAATAATAATTTTATCTGTAGCGTCTAAGTTTTTAATGTAAACGTATGCTTTTTTGTTTGTACCTGATAAAGCTTCTACTGCAATACCCATTCGAGTTACTGAAGTTTTTACTACTGTAAGACCTTGACGGTTATCACCATCAATTGTTAAAGCTTTAGTCACGGTTTTTGATATATTAACACTATCAAATAAATCATTACTTGATATGCTAAAGGTTGCGTTTAAAGTTGCCATATTTTTATTTGTTTAAGATTAACCTGCTGCTTTTTCCATTAAGATGTATTCAACTGTAGGGTTACCTGCAGCTGGCTCTAAATCTATAGACTCGCAATTTGCTAAAGGAATAAATAAAAATTCTCCAGGCCCTAAAACTGCAAACCAGTCGTTTGATGTAGAGTCTGCAGTTACATCAGCTCCACCTGCACGTCTAGATACTTCTACGTACTCACCTGATGTATTACTTAAATTTTTCATGTATAAATAAGCTTTGTCTCCATCGCCTTCTATTTCTTTTACATGTATGCTGTCTTCTGTCCCATTTCCTGTTAGGTATAATTTACCTATAACTTGGGAATCTCCCGCAGGAGATAGTGAGTCTGTTTCTGTAAAACTAACTGTTTGCTTTGCAAACAAGTCAGTACTAGAAAGACTCAGGGTTACATTTACTGTTGCCATATTAATATTTTTTTAAAATTCGCGAATTAAAAAACAAAAGTAATAATTTAATGTTATCAAACAAATAATAATCTATAAAATTAGATTTTTAGTTTTTGATTTTATAGCTAAAACCTTGTTTTTCTTTTTGAAAATAAAGATTTACTCCAAAAACTTTGGTCGTATATAGTAGTAACTTTAGTTTCTTTAGCTACTTTTATTTTTTTCACTTCTTGTAAATGATACACAACCATCATAAATGCCATAACCCTATCAAAGTTTCCTGTATCATTATAAGCTATTAGTTCTTTTAATAAAGGTATACTTCGTATTTTATGTAAATTTAATAATCCTTCTGTACCGTAATCTTCTAACAACCACATTTTAATTAGTTCTTCTCCATAGTCTTTTAAAGGTTTAGACATA